GCTAAATTTCTTGTTTCTGCTGCGGTCAATTGCGCTAATACGCTAACGCGCTGCTGTTCTAAAGCTGCCATTCTTTTTACAGACGCGGCACGACCTACATCATTTATTTGCGCAAGCGCTCTTGTTTTTTCTAAATTTATTTCAGCAACATTTAAAGCCGCAACATTTTTCAGACGATCAACTTGAGCCCGTGATGTTATGGCGCTATTTTGAACTTCTGCCACTGCTAGTGCATTTGATCTGACAGTTGCCTCTAAATATGCGAGACTTTCTAATTTTTTTGTTTCAAGATTTATCAAAGATTGGCGCGCACTCATTCCCATTGCAGTGACTAATTTGCCGCCTATCGCAATTGACAAAAGAGTAACGCCATCAACCAAAGTTGAAAAATCACCTTGTGCAGCAAATTTATTTACTTCAACCAACGCATCAATCATTAACTCTGTGCTTTCTTTTGCTGCTGCAAATAAACCGCCAGAGCTTTCAACTTTTAATTTTGTGAAATTATTACCCAGAATAACTAATTGAGAATCAAAAGATCGTAAAGACGCCTCATATTCATTATTGAGCGCTGTACCATTTTTTAATTCTTCATTAACTAAACCTTGCGTTTTTTCTAAAATTTCTAAATTGTTCGCAAGAGGCAAAATTGTTTTTGCAATCTCTTGGCCACCAAGACCAACAGACTCAAGAGCAACACCAGCTTTTAAACCAGATTTTTCAACACCTTCTAGGAAATAGTTAAATGCTTTTATTTTGTCAGAATTAAAAAGCTGCTCTAATTTTTTAGGATCAATATTAAAAGCTTTAGAAAATTTATCTAAATCTTTTCCACCCTTCGCAACGGCTTCATTTATTACACCCATTGTGCGCGCAACCGATGAACCGCCTAGTTCAGCTTGAACACCGATAGAAGCAAGAGCACCCCCCAGAGCGACAGATTGCGCACTCGCAATACCAAAAACCGAAACGCCTCTTGCTACTTCAGAAGTCATTCGCGCAATTTCTGATTCAGTTGCAGCAATATTATTGCCAAGGGAAACTATTACATTAGAAAGCGTACCGACTTCGTTTATAGATTCGCCGCTAACGTTTAAAATTCTCGCTAAACTTTTGGCTGCAACTTCGCCTTGCAAATCAGACGCACGGCCTAATTTTACAATCGTTGAAGCAAATTTTTCTAAATTATCAACACCTTTGACGCCCATTTGCCCAGCGATTTGCGATAACATCAAAAGTTCTTGTGCGGTTGCTGGGATTTCTTGGGTTAGCGATAAAATTCTGTCTTTGTATTTTTCGAGACTGTCGCCAGTCATGTTGGTTGTTTTAGTTACACCAATCAAAGCGTTTTCTAAATCACTGTTTGTGTCGATTAAATTTTTTATTATCGCAGTGACAGAAAAAAGCCCAGCGCCATAGGCAAGCACTGAACTTTTCGCGTCTGTCAATTTATCACTGAAAAAACTTGTTTCTTTTGCGGCTTTGCCAGAAGATTCGCCAATCTCATTTGCAGCTTGGCTATATTTTTTAGCAGACTCACGAGCGCTATTTGCAGCGCCCGTGGTTTGATTTAGACTATTTGTTATCGCGTTAGAGCCAGAAACGGCTTGTTCGCTGGTTATCTCAATGCTTACGAGGCTTTTTAATTCTGTCATTTGTATCTGCCTTATCTTTGTTTGCTTTTGCCAGCGCTTTAAAACCTTGAGACATTATTTGAGCAAATTCCATTCTGTCTTCAAGATTTTCATCAGCGTATAAAAATAAGTCATTCAAAGACGGTATTTTTTCAGGCGGTGTAATAGAATTAAAAAATGTAAACGCATCAATATAAGGCTGAAGATAAATATCTGGTTTTGGTCGATTTTGCAAAGCTTGCGGAACTTTCCCTGTTCTTTTCGCAACGCTTTTTAATTGCTCGACTGATTGCCCCCACTCAATCGACCAGCTTATGAAGTGGGTAAGCCCTCCCCCAACTTTTTAATGTTCGCAACGCGATAATTTTTTTCATTTTTTGCAGCACGTTCAATTTTTGCAAAAAAATCTTCGTATTGTGGATTACGCGCAAGATCAACAATTAAATTGTTTGAGAACTCGATAGGTTGACCGTCGTCATCTTCAAGCTCTTGAACATCTTTAACAATTTTTGTAAATTGCTCGGCAAATAAATAATCACTTTGTTCGTCTGACATAGCGCCGCTTTGCATTTGCTCGCCATATTTTTTTCCAAATTCTTTAATGAAGGCAACGTGTTCTTTGTTGCCCCATTTCGCAACTTTTACTTTAACGCCTTCAATGTCCAACACAACACCGTCTTGCGCTGCGTTTAAGTCTGTTCTTAATGAATTTAATTTAGCCATGATTTTCTACCTGAGAAGTTAATAAAGTTTTGTTTTTGTTGCCTGAGTTTTTAAAAATGGCCGCTCTTTGTTGTGTCAGGCCACAACAAAGAGTAAAAAGGCCAAACTATTAAGGCGCTTTGCGATCAATTCGAACCATTGTAAGTGAAGCAGGGTCAAGAATCGCTGTCACTTCAGAGCTAACAATTAAATCTTGATCCTTGCCGCCTGCTGAAACATCTTGCGAAGCAAATTTTGCACGAGGGTAAGTGAAAATATATTCGTAACCATCTGAAGATTGCAAATTGAAACTTAAAGAAAATGCCGCGTTTTCTTGGAAAACTTGCAAAATTTCGATATTTTCAAAATATGGGTTAACAGTTGCGCTTGCTGAAATTGTTCCTGCGCGAACGTCAATAGAACCAAGTGAGCCAATCGCTTTCAACTCACGCAATTGGTTATCATAAGTCATTGACAATTCGCTAAAATAAAGCGCTTGGTTTAACGTTGCACTATGTAGACTAATCTCAGTAACATTGTTGACACAGTTCATTACTTCTGTGGTTGTTTGAGGCATATAAGTTGCCCCAGAAATTCCTGTTTCGGTAATTTCTGAACTTTGGCCAGTCATCGAAAAAGTTAAATTTGCGATAGAGCCAACCGACAAATTAATAGACGCGGAACCCACGCGCATACCGCGAAAAATCAAATATGACAAAGTTGCCAAATCTTTAAAACGTTTTACAATTGTGAAAGATTTACCAGTTACGCCATTAGTGATTGTTGAACCTTCAAAAGTAACAACTTCGCCAGCGACTTCTGTCGCAGCAGGAGCGGGATAAGTTGTGATAACGCCAGCCGAAATCGTGACAACGCGATAAGCGCGATTAAGTAAAGGATTAGTAAAACCGTCTACCCAAAAATGCTGACCGACTTCTAACCCTGAAGCAACAAAACCACTCGCGGAATCAGTAAAACCAGAAACGGTTGCGGCAACTGTGTCGTCAGTAAAAGAATTTGTTGTCCAATCCGAATCTGAAAAAAGCAACGCACGGAATAACTTATCGTAAGTGCCGCCAGAAATTTCGCCGTTGATGTCGCCCGTGTTGGATTGGTCAGTCAAAATAATGTCAGACGTTGCACGATCTGAACGAATTTCTTCTGAGGTTGTTGTGGTGTTCGAGCCTTGAAGAGTTTCGCCAGTCATTCGCAAAATTTGCAAAGCAGGCGTATTAGGTGTGACACCAGCGGTCACTTCTTCAATGATTGAAACATCTGTTTGATTACTTGTGCCGATGCCCATTTTTTAAATCCTCAATTAATTAAAAACATTATATACAAAACGAACTTTTGCATTCTTTTGATACCAGCCATTATTTGCGCCAATATTGACAGGCGTAACAACAAAACAATTAACGCCGCTAAAACTTTTATTTTGAAAAATTTCTATAATTTCATCAACAATTAAGTTGACCCCTTTCTCGCCTTTTCCTTCATCATCAAAACACTGTATGACAAAATCGCCTGTATGCCTTTGAAACTTTGTTCCTATTTCGGCGTTTTCGCTTTTTAAAATATTAGTCCAAGAGCGCAACCAAGGAACCTTTAAAGTTGGAGGCTTAAAGCTTGAGTTGTCCCCAAAATCTATTTTTGCTGAATCGACTATTGAAACTTCATTTTTTAATTTAGTTTCAAAAGCGATTCTTAAATTTTCATTCCACCCCATTACAAAGACGCCTCAACATTTGCCACCGCTTCAAAAGGCGCTCGATCAATATAACCTTTTGGGAATGCATCACTTGTGCCTTCGTTAATATAAATAACATGCTGAACGTTATTTGTTATAAAATATTTATCACCAATTTTTTTTGCTTCTTGATCTGGTTTGTTTTTTGGTTTATCAAGAATAACTTTAGGCACACCTTTTTTTACTCTTTCTGGTTTTGGAACGTCTGCAAATTTTTCTTGATTTAAAAAAATATTCCACCCAGCTCTAGCTTGCCCATAATCAACGTTTGTTTCACTTACCAGTATGTTTTGGCATTCAAGTGTTATTTTATCTAATCTTTCGACAACTTTTTTTTCAAGTTCTTTGGCAACTTGAGAAACGAAAGCAGAATTTAACTCAACAGCCCTAGGCATTTTTTCTTACCTGCGCTTCATAAATTATTGGTATCGAATCGCCTCCCATTACTGGATTTGGCGCAACAACATTATAAACAGTTCCGCTTTCTAAAATTATTTTGTCATCAACTTCTAAATTTGTGTCTAATTCATTCGCATTAATTATTAATTGCTCATCAGTAAATAAAATACTTGTTCCGTTTACCTTTTTTGTTGGCATCGCCTCAAAAACACCACGGCTTTCATGTTCCGTTTCGGTTGTTTCGTTCACCCCAGTGTTTACGCTGTATTCGCCAATAGTTTTTTTGATGATTTCGAAAGAACAAACGACATCTTTCAAATCAGTATCAAAAGCCTCCTTCATAGAGGTTTGAATATCTTCACGGATTCCCATTATCTGATTACCGTTTTATAAACAATACCACTACCAGAAATCAAAACACAAAAAGGCCGCATTATTGCGGTGGCTTTTTGGAATGGGTCGCGCCAATTTACAGAAGTTTGCGCGTTATATTTCTTCGTTGTTTCTACACTGGACGCTTTTACGCTTGTTTCTGTCAAAGTGCCTAAACCAGTTTGACGCGCAAAAATATCAGAAATTAAATTTTCATTTGCAATTATTGCATTGCCTTTTTTTACTTTTTCAGGCGCATCATTTTCAACATTAAAACGCAAAGTGTAATTATTTTCTGTATAAATTCTTGCCATTTCCAAAGCATCTTGCTTTTGTTCTTCGCTGGCGGTAGACCAAGGCGCATTTGACCCTAAAATTGAATCAGCTTCTTCAACAGTTAAGAAAGTAGGCAACATAAGATTCTCTAATTAACGAGGTTGTAAAACATCAGCGTCAACTTTAGTGCCGCCTGTTACCGCAATTTTTATACCCGATATAAGACCAAGTTCAGCTGTTTGTTGTGCGGTTGCCGCTGTCATTGCTGCAATAGCAACCCACGCGCCAGCGGGGGCGGTCGAAGGGTTTGGATTGCATGTATAACTCGCCGTGTAGGTTGATCCAGTTGGAGTAACAACCAATGAAGTTTGTAAAGCGTTTTTATCCACTTCTATAATTTTTGTTGCGCCTGCTAATATTGTGAAAGTTTTTTGCATTTTTATTTCAACCTTAATGAATAATTGTTTTATTGATACTTTTAGCAATACTTCTTACAATATTTTTAACGATTCCGCTTGTTACAATAACTTGACCACTTTCGGTAATCGTCACCGCGAAGTGGTAATTTTTGCCTGCATCATCGCCGCTCGAAACATACAACCACAGGTCAAATGAGCCTGCGTCAGTAACAGTAAAATCAGTATCTGGCTTAATAACTAAATCGCTAGGCTCGCCGTCATCAACTGTTTTAATTAGTTGAGTGTGATAAAAGTCATCCCCTGTCGCAACAGTTCTGCCAAATTGATTTAACAACTCATTAGCTAACGTGTGCGCAGTAAAAAGAGGCGATGAAATAGGTACCGTTGTTTCAGTAGCTTTTTTTACGATTGTAGTTGTTATCGTGTCACTTTCAGCATCTTTTGTAAATGTGAGAGCTACACTTGTTCCCGATCTTGGGTATAGCCCACCGTCAGCCCTACCAGCAATGGTGATTTCAAAATCTTCTTCATCGCCATCGCCGATGCTAGCCGCAATCGACTTCGTACCAGAGTCATACGTAGCCGTTGCTGAAGTTGGTTTAGCGCTGAAGCCTTCTGCCGCAACAGGAATGTCAATTTGGCCTGCGGTGATCGGGCTCCCACCGTTAATTGATGTGATTTCTTGTCCGGTGGTAGTGGTGAAATAGATCAGCGGATCAACTGTCGAGAACCCGCCGCTCGCCCCTGCAGGATTCGGAAATAATCTATTTGACGTTCCGATGTTGATCGACTTATTTGTTGTTGTTTGACGGTATAGAAAATAAGTGACCGTATTCGTGGGGCTGTCAACAAATGCTATGTTGTAGGTATGGCCAGCGATTAGTGTAAATGAGGCGAGGCTCCACGTTATCCAGCTCAACGCTTGCACGGGAAGTGAAACAGTCCACTCCGCAACAGCGGGGGAGGTAGTGTCCCCACTCGTAACATCATAAAGGGCGATCTTAAAGTATGCAGTGCCTCCGCCCGCGTTTGACATGTAAGCGCTGGCGGATTGGACGTATTCAGCCCCAGCGGGCGTGTAGTCAGTGGCGACAACGAGGCGTGGCGCCACCATCGAGCTGTTTTGCAGTGCGGTAGGTGTTGGTGAGATCGAGTTACTATTACCAAATGTCGGCATGATTTCCTCCTATTAATTTAATTGTAATCATGCTGGCAAAGGAGCAAGATAAATGAAAGTATCTTTTCCAGTACATACGTAGACGTGAGCGTCATTAAGTGCTACTTCAGTCTCTATAAGAGTTATATCAGCTCTGTTGCTAGTCCAAAAAGATTGCGGCTGCGGAATGAGCTTAGAACACGAGGCTTTTACGGGGCTATCGCCAAGGTAGATCTGGTTCCATTCGTCATCGATACACATGTAGCACAGATAACCATAAGCATTAGCAAGCCCGCGCCCGAAGCCATTAGATAGTTCATCTAAGAAAAACTGTTTCAGTTTATTTGGGAAGCCCGCCGTCTTAAATGTAATCATCGCGGATTTTCCCGCGTTCAGAAATACGTTGCTTCGCCAGTGCTCGAAATAGCCATCGGGAACGCCACTTGCGGACGAATTATTGAAAATAAATGACTCTGACAACCACTGATTAGCAGGCACGCCTGCGTTGTAGTAGTGACTCACGTTGTCAACGTTTTCGATAACATGACGCGCTGAGTTAGTCCCATACGATCCAGCAGGATCAGCGCCGTTATAGCCGATATATGAGCTAGAATTTGTAGGCGTGTTGCTGGGGTTCGCCCAAACTCTGTTAGTTTTTAAATTAGACGACGACTTTAAATTTGATGAGCATGCAACAGTTATCGGTGTGCCTGCAACGTTCGGAACAATTTTTATACCGCCGTCATTAACACTCGCAGTGACCGCATCAGGCAGACCAGTGAAGGCGTTAATCTGCGCGATCATTGAGGTTTGAAATTCGGCGTTAGTCGGCGATCCGCTCGCAACCCATGTTGCGGTATTCGCGCCCATGGTTATCGTATGCGTTGCAAGTGGAGCCCAATCGCCATTTTTCTCGAACGTGTTACTTTGATGATGCGGGTTAGTAATATCAAAATCGTAATAGCGCTCCATGTACGCGATTATCGGTTTACTACCGTCCAGCACCAAAGAACCGCCACCCCAAATCGCCCCCGTGTTGCCTGCGGGTGATTTAAAATCATGACGTATAGAGCCAGCTAGCTCGCCATTTTTAACGCCAGTAACATAGCTAGATGCGGCATTACAGTAATCACCAACTAGACGTCCAAGTGGTGAGCTTGTTTTTGACGCGCCCATCATGACGATTAAAGGCTTAATGTTTGAGCGTGTTCCAAGTCTACCCTGACTATCGGTAATCGTCACATTTTCACCGTGCGCAATGGTGCCAATGAAATTAACGCCATCGGCTACTTCAACATAACTGCCCTGAATTTTATCCGCAACTGAATCACGATCAGCGGTGATTGGAAGTAATGCCATTTTTCACCCCGAATAAAATGTGTTTGGTTAGTGCGATATCGCAAGGTTGCATTTTTAATTTTCTAACATTTATAAAAATAATATTTGAAAAATTAAAATTAATTATTTTTTTTTAGAGACTCTTCTATTCTATCGATTCGCCAATTTTGATTTTGTGACAAACTCTCTATTTTTGCCAATCTAACTTCATTTTGGTTTAATGTTGTAGCGATAACAGATAAAGATTCGACACTTTTTTCTAAATATTTAAACTTTATTTGTAATCTATCAACGGATATGTAAGCCGTGGCCAAGCTACTCCCGACACCAACGATAATCGCAACCAAGCAAGAAAGAATAATTTCTCTCATCATTACCCCTTGTCTACGGTCTATATGTTGGTTGTTTGTGTTGGGAGGAGCCATTTTATAAAACCTTAATTAATTGATTGAAAAATTATTTACCAGCGGCTTTTTTCGCTTTTAAATAAACATCTTTTTCTTTAATTGTGAGTTTGTCAAATTCTTCTTCTGATAATTCAACAAATACAGAATCACCTTGTTTTTGAATATCAACAGTTTTAACTTCTGGCTTATCAACTGTAAAACCAGCGTCTTTCAATATTTTAACTTGATCTTTTTCGCAGTTAATTGCGTTTCCATCTGTGTCATATAGAATCATTTTGATTCACCTGAATAAAAAATTTTTGATAAAAAGGTTGCGGTATCTCTACCGCAACAACCCAACGCCAAAACAAAAATTATGCGTTATCAGCAATTAATGTGATTCTGCGGTTATCGTATGCCGCCGCACCTACAATAGTGTCAAAAGACATTGTGTGTTTTTTGGTTGACATGTTGTAACCTTGCACAACGCGAATGCTCACACCATTTTCAGATAAAATTGAAGTTGGTTGACCCGCTGCTGGATCAAGAACAGGCATCGCAATTGCCAAGCTCGCATCGTCAAAGATTGCGCCTTGAACGTCATAAGTTGCGCCCGAACTAACCACGGTAATAGCTGCGGCATCTGGAATGATTTCAGTAATTGGGTCAGAAAGCAAAATTGAAGTTGCACCAATATTTGCAAGAGTTGAAACACGCAAAGGGCGACGAACGCCCGCAATTTTAACGCGATCACCAGCTTTAATTGTGCCCGTGATAGTGGCGGTAGTTGTTAATGTGGTCATACCGATTTTATTTGTCGCGCCTGCTGTGTTATTTGTAACACCGACACCAGTACCAGCGGTAAACGTTAACGATGGCATGTAAAGCGAAGAAACAAAATCCATATTAAACGCACGACCAAGAGCGCCAGTGTTGAAAACACTTTCACCAGTTTCGCCGCGTGAATTGAAAGTATTAAAATAAGTTGCGCCCAGCAATTTCGCCTCAAGCGCATCATTCACAACACAAAAACGGCCAGTGGGGGAAAGTTGTTGAAAAGTTGCAGCTTTTTTGGCAAGCGCCATATCAGCAGCAGTGCCAAATAAATCAGCGGAAGAGTAAAGGCCGGCGCCATCAGTAATTTTCGTACCAAGATATGACTCAACAGATTCAGCAATTGTTGTGACAGAAGGCTTGATAACTTGTAAATAAAAGTTATCCATATCCAAGCGCATTTCTTTAGAAGTCAATTCAACAGTCACATCAAAATGTTTTTCAATTGACATATTGCGAACAGAAGAACGAATGTCTTGTACTTCCGTAGTCGTGGTGAATTCTTTTGCTTTGTAAGCAGGATTGGTGCGCATTTCGATAGTGGAACCAACAGCGTAGCCGTTAGGTTTTACGTTAAAATCTGAAGTGTTATCGAAAGAGCAAGCGTTTTTTAAGACAAGCGAGTCGGTCAAAATATTTAATGATTTTGCACCAATCCAATCAATTTGTTCCCATGCGTTAGCCATTTTTTTGAATCCTCAAAATAATTTTCGGGATTCGCGGTTTTGCAGTGCAAAAAACGGAATCCACCAATAGAAGTGAATTTGATTTTTTACAATGCAAAGCCTCTGGCTTAACAATGGAGCTGTGAAACTCTGTCTGGTTAATCAGCCTTTGATTGTTGACCCTGCCAACGAAACCAAAACCCGACAAGCTAAGCGGCTACCGCTTTGCTAGTAAACTTTTCCAGATAGCGGAACTATAGACAAAAAAAAAGCCACTATCAAGTGGCTTTTAATAAATATTTCTGTTAGCGGGCTTTTTTCTTTTCTTCAGCGATCAAAGCCTCAACTCTACGCAATTCAGCGCCACCCTTTTTAGCCGCTTCTGACAATCGCTGTTCATAGGTTAAGCCCTTACCATCAGCGCCAGTTTTTAGGTCTAACCCTTCAGATTCAGGGAACAAGTGTGGTGCGGTTTTGCGCAAGCCCTGAATATATTCTTTGACATTTAACGGGGCACCGCTTTCGCCCGCCACTAATTCGCCTTTTTCATTACGTGCTACCGCTTGACCGTTTTCAACTTTGAACACTTCCCGAACGCGGCGCATAACATCTGGTAAAGCTGTATCTCTACCTTTTTCAGCAACAAATTCACGCGAGGTTTCACCGTCAATAATTAATTTATTTAATTGTTCCGCTTGAGAACTAATAACTAGATCTTTTTCTTCTAGCGTTTTTGAAAGCGTTTGTTTTTCAGCATTATGCTCTAGCGTTAAGCGTTCCGTGATTTTGTGGGTGGCTTCTTCGTGTTTGCCTTGCGAGTGTAGTGTTAAAATTTCATCGTTTGCAATTTTCTTTTGGAATTCAGAAAGTTTAGAAACACCTTCTTCGCCGCCTAACTTATCCAAAGCAGCTTTGATGCGTTTTGCTTCTCTGTTTTCTTCAAGCAATTGTTGATTATTTGATTTTAAGCCAGCGACTTTTTCAGCAACAGCAGCATCAAGTTTTTCCTGAAAAATTTGCTCTGGTGTTTTTTCGCCACCACCGCCACCACCTTCACCACCTTCGCCTTCAAAAAATACGCGGCTCATCATGCGAGCTATGCGAGCGTTTTTTATTGGTTGCCAAACTTTGTTGCCGAATTTATCAATGATCCACATGATTGTTCACCTGAGTTATTTAAAGTTAAAATTAAATTTTATTAAAACAAATTAATGCGCTGTCTCAAAATGTCTGAAAGATCGCGCATCACATAATATTGTGCATTCATCAAACCTTTTTCTTCATCTGACAACTGTTTGAAAATTTCAGTTGAGAAAATAAATTTAACTTATTGATGTTTTCATCAATAGCGGCTTTTTCTTCAATAACTCTTTGTTGGTGCGGGGCATAGTCTTTCATAATTTTTACCTATAATTGGTTTCTGTTTGTTGGGTTAAAAGCTGGGTTTGTTTTTGCTAACTCTAAAAGAGTCGTTTTTCCATCACGTAGCAATATAGCGTCTTCTTTACTTTTTAAAATATCAGCAACAAAATCTATATTCTTTTTTGCTTCTGCTTTTAAAAATCCTTCATAGCGCGTTAACGTTGTAACGCGCTTAATTTCAAAAATTTCTTTATCGCGATTTGGTTTTGTTGGTTTTCTAACAGTTCCATTTCGCGTTAAATTATCACCTCTTTCGTAATTGTCGCCAGCCCCAACATAAGGGCGAGAATATTCGCTATTCACGCCCCTAATAATTGGGATTGCAATCGAGCGACAATTAAAGTGTATTCTACCAGCCCCCGCAAGCCACGGTAAAGAGTGGCCTATGGGTTTATAGTCCAATGTGTACCGTAATTGATCGCGAACGCCGCAAATGTCCCATGTAGTGCGGTAATCTAGGGTCGAATTCCAAACCCAGCCCCCAACAATATCAGGGTTTAACGCTGCTATTTGTTTTCGAGACTCAGCGGCCACACCCATCGTATAAGAGCGCACGATTGCTTTTGTATCGCGAACACTTCCAGCATTTAAATTCTTTATTTTAAAAACAGTTTCGGCAATTGATTCGCCTTCTAAAATACCGTCATTAATAATGCTTTTAACTTGCGACCGATAACCTAAAAAACTGCGATCAATCCAATCATTAAATGTTTTTCCCGATATTTCAGCTTTATTAATTGTTTTAATCGCAGTTTTTAACGCTGGTTTTACAATTTTATTTGCATCTACTCCAACCAAAGAGCTAAAAGTTTTTACATTAAATGCAATTTCAGAAGCCGCAACAATTTCAGAAATTTGGAATAATTCAGTTTTGAAAGCATCAGTGTAAAAAGGTTTTATCAGTGTCGAAACTTCTCCTAATAATTTTTCCACCGACTTCGCTGTCATATCTGGCGAATATTTAATACCGACTAAATTTGTGACTCTCGCTAAAATTTTATCAAGTATTCCTGAAAAAGCAATCGCGTCCCCTTCAGCAGCGCGAAGTAGTGCGATTTGCCTTTTTAAATATTCTTTAGTGACGTTATCCATTAAACGGTTGGTTCCATATCATTAATGCGGCCAATCTCTGCTTGAACATCTTCTATATTCACACCGGCTTGAATTGCTGCATTTAATAACGTTTCAAGGGATATGCCACGCGAAACAAAAAGTTGCACCAACGCCTTAAAAAACTCGGTTGAAATTGTTTTATCGGAAAAATCAAAATTTACTTTAAATTCTACATCTTCAGGATTTGCACCTTCAATTTCAGCGGCATATTGCAAAAGGTGCGTCAATTGCTCAACAACATTTTTCACAACCGTGATGAGTGTCGCGGATTGAAAACCTTGGCGCATTTTTACAGTGCCTTCAGCTTCTTTTTGCCCCATGTCTTTACCAGTTAACGAAAGACTATAAATTGCCGCTTCGTTAAAAAGTTTTTCAATTGCATTTAACATGTGATCTAGCGCGCTTGTATCTGTTTCGGTATAAAAAACTTTTGCATTCTCATTTGAAAATTGCATCGCAACTTGTGAGCCAGCGACCACGGGAATCATTCCGCTTTCACCTTTGAATTCGTCATCTAGCTCATTGTTCGGGTCGTCACCATATCCAGAATTTGGAGCACTTTCAGAAACGCCAGTGATAACCAAATTTGGGTTGCAAGTCATATATTGCGCGTTTGATAAATCCGCGTCTTTTCTAAAAATTGCTAAACAAATTTCAGCTAGGCCATTTAATGGCGCTGTTTGTGGCGCACAAATATTTTGCACTGCGCCAATAGGGAAAACAGGGACGCGATCAAATACGCGGCCTTGCATGCTTGGAGTGGCATCATCTTCTAAAACGCCATCTTTATATACTTCAATTTTTAACTGTTCTTTTTCTTTAAACAAAACATAATTATAAATGCATTGCTCTTTTTTAAATTTATCAACTGAATCGCGCTCTTCAACTGTGCGCATTATATTAAAAAGACTAACCCCATCGCCACCCTGAGATTCTTCCCAGTCTATAGCCTCTTCAGCGGTCACAACATCAATGAAAAATTTATTATCTTGTTTGTTCACGTTCAAAATTGGAAAAACGTTTCCCTGTGTTAATGTTTCAGCAATAAGCAAAACAAAAATTGAAATTAAACTTTCTTTATTGCGCCCAGCGTCTTCAATTAAGTAATTGATTACACTTGGCAGTTTTATTTCTGGCTTTTGTTTAGTTGCAATGCCAACCAAGCCATTTCTTGCAACCATAACAAATTCAGGGTAGCGCGCTCTTTGCAAATAAGCACTATACGCACGGTTTGTGTGATACCACGGCGCGTTTTGAATAAAATCTAAAGCGTCTTTATTCTGTGTGGAGATTTGAGTAAAACTAGGCGCTTCAATAAACAAATCGTAACCCTTGGGCATTGGCAAATACAAAAGATTATTTCTTTTTATTGCTGGCGAACCTTTGGCAGAATCACGGCCTAATTTACGCTGATAAATTGCATCTGTATAAAGTTTATTTCTTTCTTGAACTGCTGACATTTTTATCTACCTTTTAAATTAGTTAAATAACCGTGAACTGGTTTTTCAATTGGGTGTGTTTTCGCTAAATAATATCCAACGCAATCACCTATGTGGTCAAGCCCTGCTGATTTATCAGGGACGCCATTTTTATAAACTTGTTGCTCTAATGTCTCAACAACATTAGGGCATTTTTCAGCATTTACAAAATAAAATCTTTTTCCGCTACCATTACACAAACGCGCTTGAACTGCTGCAACTCTATCTTTAATTAATGGGTTTTTGCTATCAACAAGGACAGTAAATTTTGCCTTTCTTAATTTTGCCAAATCGGTAGCTGTAGCCGCGCCTTTGGAATCAACACCATTAGACGCGCCTGAAGACCTTTTTGCACCTGAAGCATCTGGATAAACATAAATTTTATTATTTGGATAACGCTCCTTTAAAATTCTTATTGTGTCGTCTGTGTCGTAGCTATCCGTTATTTCGTCAACAGCATGATCACCATTATAGCGCCTTACGTGGATCACCGCCGCCCCGTGTTCGACGTTAAAGTCCATTCCGACATAAATGGTTTCATTGCCTTCGACAATTTCATTTGACCTATTCAGTTTTCTATCATATTTGCGATAAACACAGCCGCTTGTGAGGTTTGTAAATTCACCTTCAATGTAAGCCTCGATTAATTCAGCGGGATATGTATCCAACATATTTTGAATATAATCATCAGGTAAATGCGGATTAGATCGAGTGGAGGCTTTATAAATTGCGTATCCATCGCCCTCTTTTTTCTTTTTAACCCATCTATCGTAACAAAAGCGAAAGCCTTCAGGAGTGGTGTATGCGTTTACACCGTTTGGTTCTTCGTGCCATTTTAAAACGCCTCTATCAATTATCTGATTCCCACTGTCGTCTAATTTCGGTATTTTATTTCCATCGCTATCTAAAACAAAAATCTTTTGGCGATTTCTTGCTATAACTTTATTCCAAGCGTCATTCGCTTTCTTTTGCACCATTGTGTCCATTTCATCACAATGGCTTCTAAATACTTCATAACCAACAATCGTGGCGGGATTATCCATAGAGCGACAAATAATATTTCCGTAGCCTTCTACATAAAACATTTTATCCGAAACATTTAATTTATATTTATAACCGCCATATGACAAAATCTCTGCAATGTAAGGCATTGCGATTAAGTGTAATAAGTCAAATGTTGGAGCATAAACGCCAATATTCGCACCTGCAAAATTAATTAAATCAGACACGGCGCACAGAGCCATAGTGAAAGATTTGCCTGTGCCCATTCCAGCAACGAACAATTTGTATTTTTCCAAACCCATATAAAAATCAGATTGTGGAGGCGTTAAAATGATTTCATAAAAATCATCTTCTTCGCTTTCTTCATAAACAACTAAATCATTCATTCGTCACACTCATTGAGGTTCTAAAACTTCACTATAAAAGCGATTTTTTAAAATGTCTAGTTGGGCATAAATTGCAAGCGATTGAGTGCGAGACATTGCATTTTTTTCTATAGAATTTGTATAAACTAGCCCGCCTTGCTCATCAAGCTCAATACTCGCTTGAAGATGAATCAAAACCCTCCCCTCTTTTGCTAATTTTAATTGCTCTTCCAAAAAAGAAACCAGAGATTCGTTAATCTCTGGTTTTTTAATTTCGGTGCCATTCCAAGAGGCAAGTTTAAAAATATTCGTTTCTTTACCATCCATATCTAGGCGCGCCATAATAAACATGATTCATTGCGATTATCATTTTTAATGGGCGAGTAAAGCTCCAAAGCATTGGGTTTATTTTTGGTTTTTCTTCTTTTAATTTTCTATTTGTTGCTCTATCTTTTATTTTAGAAAGAGAACCCGTGTTGAAAGTTGAGATTTCTTCTACTTCTGATAATAATTCTTTAGCTGAGTTTTCAAAATCTTTCATCAATTTTTTATCTAAATAATCACTGCTTATGAAAGGGTTTTGTTTTAACATTTTGATATTTCCTCTAAAATATTATTCATCTTTTCAATAACGGATTGTGCAGCTTTTGGCTGAATACTTGTTATGTTGGCTTTTGTATGTGGACTAAAAGAAATACTAGATAGATTATTTTGAGAATCTTCGACGCCTTTCCAATACATTTCCATCAATACTTCTTTTATTTTGTCATCAGTTACCATTTTCATTTTTTATTACCTATTAAATAATAATCTTTCATTCCATAATCAATTGCAATTTCATAGCCAAATAAAGAAAAATTATCATTCCCTAATTCTTTTATTTCAAACTCTAAGCCACAATCAGAAAATATTTTTACGCATTCTTGATTAATTGAAATTGATTCAATTTCTGAAATAGATGCATTAGAAATAACATCATCCCTAAACTTTTTGCACAAATACATTCCAAAAGATAAACCAAGCTTTTTGCAAGCATCCTCTTCAGTAACAAAGAAAGCGGACATTTCACGAACTTCTTTTAAATCGGTTGAGCCAATACGCAATAGATGAGCCACGGCTTTTTCTAAAGGTGTTGTGATTTTTGATAAGTCTAGTGTTTTATTTGAAAGTTGCGATAAATCGCTTGGCTTTTGATTTTGCAATAAATCACCTAGATTTCGCTTTGGCAATTTTTGAATAGAATCTAAAAATTCTTTCGGTAATGTCTGGTTTGGTATTGGGGTGTATTCATTAGGCATTTTTTATCTACTCTTGATAGCTGTGACGATTAAGTGAACAAAGATTATAGGAATAAATAACCACCAATTAACTAACAGTGCGAACAAATACAATAAAATAAATACTGTTTTCATTTTTGATCTTCCATATATTGATTATAAATTTCTTCTTCGCTCATTCTTTCGGCTTTTCTTAATTCATGCCAAAGGTGGTCGCAAATAGCTTCCTTCATTGGTTTAATTAAACGCTCTATAAATAAATTCTTTTCTTGCATTTGTTGTTTTTCTAAATTGTCAATTCTAGCAGAGATATTAAGAGCTAAACCAAAATCCATATCTAAAGTTTCGGTTTGTTGCTCTTGTGAATATTTTTTTGTTAATTTCATTTTATCGACCGCCTAAATCTTTTTCTGATTCGCGCTCTAATTTTTCTCGCGCAGCTTCTAAAGCGTCTGCTTTAGCCTGTTCTTTAATTTCTTCTTTGCCAACTTTTTCGCCTGCTATTTTTTTAAATGCAAGCTTTAAAGCTAATTGTTTTAAAAAATCTTTAAATTTCATTTTTGAAACCTCTTTATGAATAAATTCTGGTCTATCTGTTTCTATTAGTTGTGGTTGCAAAGGCTGATTAAAAGTTAAAATTGAGTGCCATAACTCACCAAATAAAAATAATTTAATTCTCTCTTTAAAAGATAGCTTCCAACAACAAACTATTCGACCTTCAACATCTTGCGGAATTTTATAAGCTGGCAGTTGCAAATATTCTGGTTGATTTTCTGCGAAAATAACATTTCGCCCTTCAAAGTCGATTAGTTTCATTTTTTTATTCACCATGATAATAATTTTTAATTGCTTGAACAGCTTCTTGCCAAGAGTAACAAACTTCAAATTTATAACGTTGTGGCGTGACGTAATCTTTAAATTTAATTTGTTTTTCAGACATTGCTGCAAATGGATTTTTTGAATCTTTTTCGTCTGGTTTTTTCATTTCTATATAAAGGCCAGAAAATATAATTTGATTTTTAAATTCCGCGTTATGATCGAATAAAACAAAAGGCCAAAATATATCCGCAACACCAGCGCGAACACCCTCAAGTTTTAAATTACTCGCGGTTATTGCATCGCGTTTGCCGCCGTTTGGAATATGGTGAATCCATTCTAATTCTGGAATAGGCGGCGATAATTGTGCAACTTGAACACTCGCAGAAACACGGCTTAAATTTGGGAGCAATCCATATTCCGCCCAATTGTCAGCAACATCAAACCCATGCTTTTTAGCAACCGCACAATATGCGAAAAACGCTTTTTGATGAGCGCTTTCCGTGTTAGATGATGCAATTTTGTCGGGAGTCATCATTTTTAATAATGATCCTCTTCAATGTCATTTTCTTCTTTTAAATACTCGCGACATAAATAAGAAATAAACCAAACAACTAAGGCGAGAATTGAAAGAAGAATAAAACCAGAGAAAAACAACAATATAAAAATGTCTTGAGCTGAGAACATCACACTAGCCCTCTTTGGCGAGCGCGCAAACGGCGCTTCTTTTGTGAGCCAGCATTTAAAGAAACTGGTTTTGTACGATATGCGAAAGATTCAGCGCGAGAAATCACACGCGATTCCATTCCACGATTTATTGATTTTTCAGATAGGCCATTTATGCGTTGATGATAACCCATTTTTATTCAACCTCTTCAGTAATTAAAGAATTTACCAAATTAATCAAATCTTGCGGGGTTTTAAGTTTTTCGATTTCTACATCAGAAATTGTAATATCAAACTCATCCTCTAAAAGCATGACGTTTTCATAAACATCTAATGAATCAATGCCTAAATCGTGGAATTCAGTATTCAAATCTACATTAATCGGTAAAACGCCATTTTCTAATAATTGTTTAACAACTGCCTTTTCTGCTTTTTTACTCATTTCTAAAAATCCTCATAAAAATCTAGTGGGTCGGCGGGTGGGATGAAATCTTTATTGTTTTCTTGATATTCGTTCTTAAAATCAGGGTGATATATGCACCCCTTCTGTGCCTTCCTGTGACGCCCTGCAATCAACGCATTACAACCACAAGGCTCTGGGTGGTCTTTTGTGCCTCTTCGCGTCCTGTATTGATCCAGCGCCCAATCAGCGCGACCACAAGAGCATTTCGGCGGCCTCACATACGAATCAGGGTGTTTATTCAGTGTGCGGCGTCTTCTGCAATTTCTATTACCACATCTAACGCGATATTTCAAGACTCTTGAACCATTTTTCGGTATTCGCCTTTTGAACCGATTTTATTATCAAATTCAAATTTTGTGATGTTGAACCATTTTCCAAAAATGTTTGGGGAAACTAACAATTCGCGTTTTTGGTAAATTTCCATAATCTTCAGCCACTTTAATATATATTAATAAAATAGTATATACACTATTTAGGTGTTTGCGAGACTTTTACAATAATCCCTTTCATTCTTTTGCCTGTGTCGCCTTCTTTCGTTTTCGCTTGTTCCGTGATGGTTCGCACGGCTTCGCCAAAATCTTTAGGATTTAACGATCTTCCTGTTATTCCATCCAAACAAGCGCCCACTGTTAAACCCATAATAAAAGGTTTTGTTGATTCGTAGACAACTTTCAAAACTTCCTCTTGTTCGCCTGTTATTTCAATCCCGTGGAAGGCTATGATTGCTTTTTTAAATTCCACACAAATTGCCATTTGTTGAAAATTTGCAATTCTTGCTTTTAATTTGTTATAGACAAGAGTTTGCATTTCTTCCTTATTTATAAAACCGCAATCTTCCAAAAGCGAAAGTGCAAACTCAGTCGGCAAACATTCATTTGTTAACATTTTCTTTTCCCTCAAGAAATTTGTAAAACGTCTTGTTTTCTTTTCTTTCGAAAAGTTCAACAGTTTCAAATTTTCCTGAGTTTATGACTTTTTCTAAAAGTTCATCAATTGTTAATTTATTTATTTTTAGCAATTCCATTAATTTAGTGCAGCGCAAGAAACTTTCGCGAAAAAATGATTTTGGCAAAACACCGTGTGTTAGCCAGCGGTCTTCCATTTTTGTTGTACGGAACATATATTTTCCTTTTCCGCAATTTTCAACAACTGCAAAAGCCAACAACATCATAGAAAATTGCGGTTTTTCATCATCGATCATTTTTAGCAATTCATTGCTAAAAAATTCGCTTTTTATCTTTTTTCTAATCTTTTTACTCATTTTCACACCTTTTTAAAACATAAAATTTCTTTGTTTGGCTTACTTTGAAAAAGTAGGATTTAAATCTATTCAAAGTACGCTATAGGCCTTGGTATTACTAGGTTTATATATATATAAGTATATTTATTTATTAATTCTTTATTTTTTCTATTTTACCTTTTGTTATATTATAACATTCCATTTGGGCGCGCAGGTGGCTGAAAACATGCGGGGTAAAGTAAGGTAAAAAAAAATAACTTTTGCCCCCCAAAACGTGACAACTGCGCACCCTACACCACGCATAAACCCCTGCTTTTTTCTGGAATTGACAAAGTAGACCTAATTTCTAAAATTTTTCAAATTCTCCAAAAACTGGTTTTCTCAGCCAAGAAACGCAAAATTCTTTGGTTAATGGATTTTCTAAACGAAACATCTTTTTATCTGCCAATCTTTTCAAATGAGTTAAAAATTGCTCGTCAAAATCTGAATTGTCATCTTTTAAACTTATCGCGTTAACTATTTTAACCTTTTTTGACATACTTCTATAAATGGTAGAAATCGCAATTTTTTTGTTAAAATATAGGTCTCTCTCGGTTCCACATTGAAAACCAATTTTCAAAGAAACACACTTTTTAATCGTTTCTATAAAATCATCATCAATTTGTGCGATTCTATCTTTTTCAGTTTTAAACACATATTTAGTCATTTTAATAACCCCAAACATTCTTTTGATGTATTCCCAATTTTAATAATATCTTTCTTTATTAACCCATTAGCAATAAAAATCTTAATAATAGAATCAACACGGTTCACGGCGTTTCTTTTATCCCCATCCGCTGAAAGCTTTCTAATGATTTTTGAATTACCTTTAAGAATTTTGTAAAATTGCGCCAAAGGAACCATGTGTCTATCCTTAACGGCTTTCATATCAAATGCGCTTTGCATCTTATAGCGACCAGAAACACATTCTTTGATAATATCTAAAACAGCTTCAGAAAGTGGATCAAGCTCACTATTGATATAGTTCTTAATTGCATATACTTTGCAATCACACCAATATTCTAAAAGTGGTAAAATACACTCAATATCTATTTCTTTTCGTTCTTTTTGTCCAGTCGAAACATCGTATTTTCTGCAAATTCCCAAAATAATTACATAAAGTTGTTCGGCACTGTTCCCGATACGGCTTAGCACTTTTTGTAGGCTGTCATTATCTGCCATTAATGGCGCAACATATCGCCTAGCCCAATCATTCAACACGGTTAACGATTTATTAGTTGGCTCTAAAACCTTCTTCGCGTCTGATATTCCACCAAACCCAAGAGCATCACTTTTGTAAAAATTAAAGAATTCATCAGAAACGCTTGATAAATCACTATCGCGCCTCATAAACATTTCATAATTTTCAACATCAAACTTTAATTCAGGAACAATTGACAGCAAAGAGCGACCAAATAAACCAGAATCAACCATTTCATCATCAATATATTTTTCAATTGTTTCTGGTTGTGCATAAAACAACACTTGAGCATTGGGGTTTTCTATCGTTTTCACTTTTCCCGCTGCTTTCACTTTTCCTGTAATTTCATGCCCATCAACTAATTCAATCAATTTATCAGAAAGTGCGGCAACGTTTGAATTTCCGCCTGAATTCTTGATTTGTTGAAAAATTCTTGTTGCTTCAGTGTTTATCCAAAACAATTCTTCATCTTCACTAAAACTTTGTAAAAAGGTTGTATCAGCGGTGATTGACGACTCTGTGTTTAAAATTCCATAAAAAATAGATTTTGAAGCGTTCCCCATTCTTTTGCGAAAAATGCGCTCTAGATCGCGTATCACATTTTTTGAATTAACATCTTTGTTGCCCGTGGATGGCGTTAAGTTCAAAAAGAACATGTTTGGTCTGCGCCCATAACTCGTTACATATTGGCTTCTCAATATAAACCCATTTAATGCCAGTATAGTAGGAATTAATAGCGCTGGTTCGGTCACACGCGGAATCTTTTTGAAGTTCTGCCACAACATAGGCCACGGTGCTGGCCACGTTTCCAAAATATCATTCGGGAATTCTGGAATGGGTGCCAAATCTTCATTTTTTAAATCATCAGATGTTACTAATTCATTTAAATTTTCTTCAACTTCTGAATCAATTTTAGAAAACGCATCTTCGATATACGCTAAAACGTTTTCTTCATCAAATTCACGGCTTTTAACAAAATTGCTTTTATGCTGAATAATCGCAAAAACGGCGCTTTTATCCATTTTTAAGATATTGGCGTAATGAAAAGCCAAAGGCATAAAATAACGGCGGTAAACTTTACCGCTTAACACTTCGTCTGGAATTGTTGGATCATCATAATCAAACGCTGCGCCACGATTAAATCCGCCATGGGTTTGCGCATACTCTGGCTTGGTGATCTCTAGGGGGAGGATATGGGAGCGGCTAATGCCCTTTATAAAACCCGTCCTGTGCTTGATAGGATCGCGCCCGCCCTCGATTATTGGTGGCGCGGTGTATATGGGCTGTGAACAGGTGTAAACGCTCCCATCGCTTCCACAATGGCCTTGGCTCCACGCTTTGCGCTCTAATAGAGAGTATTCGCGGGAGCTACTGAAATAGAGGCGTATACGCGCCTCTTGAGTGTTGAGTTTTTGGCTAGAGGTGATTTGATAAGTCACATCACAGGAAATTTTATGGCTCAATAGCCAATTTTTAATTGCTGGCTCTGGATTAAGCGCGTCAAAACCACTGATAGTGTGATCATCTAAATCGAGAACAATCTCACTTCCTTTTTTATCTTCAATAGTGGGGATTTTATCAAATTTTAATTTTTTTCTGCGCCATGTTGGGTTTTGCGTTTCTATGCATTCGCGACCAAATTCGGTTGGTGCGCCCAATACTAGAAAATAAGAGTCCAGCGTGAAAATAATCTTCATGGCTTCATGAAAATTTTCGTATTCTAAAAGTTCAAAATTGAACAAAAAACCAGAATCAAAACTTCTAATTTTATTTAAATTTTTATCAAGAATTTTGGTAGGCTTATTTTTTTCGTTGTCGATTGGAGCGAGTAATAAAAGTTCGTTCATTTATAGATTATCCCATTATATGTGACTGCAATAAAAACGCGCTTTCCCAGAATTCGGGATTGAAAACCCCAGAAAAGCGCGGTCAAAGCAGTGCGGGAGCTACCCGCGCCAGCAATATAGCTGAGTGAATAGGGGTTTGCGAGCCATTTCGATAAAAAATAGTATATAGAAGATGCGTCAATATATACGCATAATGGCTTGAAAGCTAGGCTGTATAAGGGTTTCAGGTTTTTGGATCACTATTTTTCAAAATATTTTCAAAATAGTATATACAAACGTTTTTATTGTGATAGTATGAATCCAACGAAACGACAAAAACACAGGAAAACGAGAAAATGAGCGAATTAATCAAAAAAGCTACAAAAACCATAGAAGGCTATAAAAGTAATAAAATCATCATGGAATTTGTAACTAAAGAAGCCCGCGAAAAGGTAGCTTCTGAAATTCGTCAAGAAATGAAAGGCGGCACAACTGCCAAGGCTGTAGAGTTGTTAGAAATGCGTTATGAAAATATTAAAAATCGTGTTAATGAATATGTTGCTGCTGGTTTGATCGGTGTTTATTTAAAATCATTAGAAATAGCGGCCTAATAATGACCGAACACCTTTTAAATAATCCAGCGTCTTGGGTAATTCGCAATAAAGAAACAAAAGAAGTAATCATGGAAACTTTTGATTTTCGCAAAGTTGAAATGCTAAATACGGCAAAATATGAAGCGGTTCCAATTGTTAAATATTTGGCTGAATTGAATGAGGCTAAATAAAATGTGGTTCGCAGAAATAAAACATAGCTTTAAAGTCACTATCTACAGAATGGAAGGCGATAAAATGATTCTCTCAATCGCCTACCCACCAAAAAACTTTAAAACTGAAGGTGGCGCGAATCGCTACGCTGATAAAGCTTTGAAACAATTGAACGCTTAAGGATTAAATAAAATGAAAATAAATATATCTTATAGTGAAAGTGTTGATATTTGGTCTTGTTTATTAGCGCTTGGATTTACGCCTTTACAAATAAGCGCATTAGTTAAAATGGCGTGGAGTTATTAAAATGCAAACTGAAAATTTATCAAACGATTGGAAAATTCATACACCAAATTTATTGCGCGAAGTATTGAATAATCACGGCGCTGGAATATTGGAAAAACCTTTGCAAATCCTCGCTGAAAAATTGTCAAAAGTTGCGGAACGCGCAATAGAGTTGGATGATAAAGTGCTTTTAAAATTATGTTGCGATTTAACGCTATTAGAAGAAAGTGACCCCCAATAGCAAAGATTACAACCCAGAGCAAATAAAGAAACTTTTGAAAGGTGAATAATAATGTTCATTGTGATTTGTAAAAACTGGCATGGCTTCTGGAATTATGAAATAAATTTAGGCCTTAGCCGCACAGATGGAAGCTTTCAAAACGAAAACCAGCGCCTAAGAGTTATTGCTTTTCACTGTTTAGGATTTGAAGTTAGAATTATTTAACCGCCAATATCGGCAAAAACAACGAGGAAACAAAAAATGTTACAACACACCCACAAATTAAAAAGCAATGGTCGCCCTGTTCACATTATCCAAAGTGGCGAAACTGGCGAATATAAACAGGTTTTGATTCCGTATGATGCGAGCGAATTGGCAAAGGCAAAAAATAGCGCCCGTGGTCATATTCAAAGAGTTCACCACACCAAAATCGAAGAAATCAAAACACACTAACACGGAATAAATAGCGCCTTCGGGCGCTTTCTAGAAAATATTTTTAAACGTTTAATTAATTTTTAAAAATATTATTTGGAGCTAAAATGAAAAGAAAACATTATTACGCTAATTATTCGATCAATAATCAAACTGGTTATTTTTCAAGAATTTATCTTTTCAACGAAAAGAAAGACGATGAGCTTATTTGTGAATGTTTCGATCAAGAAAACACCGAAAAGCTTTTATATTTATTAAATGGTGGACTATGAAAAAGTTTTTAAATTTATTGTTTCTTCGATTAAAGAAAAAATACTATTTTGAAAAATGGTATAATAGTGGCAATATGATTGATAAAGATAGATGGATTAAAACTATTGATCAAATAGTAAAAATTGAGGCGAAACATAAATGAAATCTTTTGCAGAAGCCTTTGACCAAATGCAAAGAGCTTCAAATGAATTAAATGATTTAAAATTTGATTTGAGTGAAGAAAAGTCAAAGCCTAAAACTATTCGCGATAAAGGCAAGATTAAGCGTTTGAATAAAATAATTCGTGAACTTGATCAACGCCTTGAAAAACAAATGAGAGGTTAAAAAGATGCACCAGCAAGCAAGATACAAAAGATACACATCTAATCACGGCCTTATTGTGTTTTGCCGATAGATTATGATGAATCTAATTTAATAGATGTAAGTGCGGTAGGTGATGTTTTTGCCACTTTCATGAATCCTGAAACTGGCGAGTGGGTAAAATGTGCTGATTTTTATAATCAGTATATTGAAGAATCAACAAACGTTTTAAATCAAACAGGTGAATAATATGAAAACTTTAGAATTAACAAAAGTGCGACAAGGCAACAAAGACGACACCGATTATCACGCTTTTATTGAGCGTTTAAATAATCGTTTCATTACAAATTCAAACAACGGACAAACGCCAATTTTTGAAACAGACGCTAAAAATCTATGGGAGACGTTTTTAAACAATATTCCTGAAGATCAACGCCAGTTTAATAACTGCCATTGTTGCCGCCATTTTATCGAGCGTTACGCTGGGTTAGTGATTGTTGATCCAGATGGCTCTTTAGTTCCTGCTATGTGGAATATAAATGACGCCCCCGAGGAATACAAAACTTCTATTTTCGACATTATAGTTGCGCTTCAAAAATCCAAAATCACCAATGTTTTCGTTTCTTCTGAAAAAGTTTACGGAACGCCTACCACTGGCAATTGGTCGCACTTGGCAATTAAGCCATCTGCTTCAATGATTTACAAAAACGCATCAAAAACAGCTTTTCAACACAGTGTTGAAAAGTCAGAAGATTTTAAGAATGTGATGTATGCGCTTTCTGAATTCCCTGAAAAAGTTGTAAAAACAGCATTGACAATTTTAGAAGCCGATACGCTTTATCGTTCCGAAAAAGTGTTAGGTCAAGCACAGTTTTTAGATAAGATTCACGCGATTAGAAAAAATTCTAAAAACACTAGAAACAAAGTTAATTTATCATGGCAAGAAATAGCTACTGCGCCCGCTGGCTTCTGCCATCCTAAATCGTCAATGATTGGAACGCTGTTAGAAGATATTGCAAAAGGTTTAGCTTTTGAAGATATTAAAAAACGCTTCGCATCTAAAATGTATGGTTTAAATTATCAGTGTCCAAAAGCCCCACCAACTTCTGGCGCTATTGAAGCGGCTGAAAAAGCTTTTGAAAAACTAGGCGCTCAACGCTCATTAGGTCGCCGCTTTGCTCGCTTGGATGATGTGAAAGCATTATGGAAGCCAAAAGAAGTCGCCCAAGAATCTAATGGTGTTTTTGGGCATCTAAAGCCAAAAGATGAAAAAGCGATTGACTTGGTAACGCCACCTAAAAAAATAACGTGGGTTAACTTTTTAGAAAACGTTTTGCCGAATGCTGAAGAAATTCAAATTTTTGTAAGTGGTTCGCGTCAATCTTTTTCATCTTTATTAACCGCTGAAGATATGAGCGCGCCACCTATTTTACAATGGGACAATGAAGAAAATAGAAACCCCGTGTCACATTATTTTTATCATGGTGGCCGACTTGCTTCAGATTTTAATTTATCAGCGCAAAAATTCCACAAAGTTAATGCGGTTTGTTTAAAGCCTTCAATGTGGAAGGGTGAATATTCACATCATGCAAAAGGTGTCATGTTTATCATTGATGGTTGCAAAGATTTGAACAATGATGAATTGTGTCTGTTTCCTGAAACGCTGAAATCAGAATTCCACGGGATGCGCTCGGTAATTGAAGCTTATTCGAAAACTCGCAAAGCCAGTGGCCACGATCAACAAAGTGCTGCGGGCTTAATGTTTACCGACACACACCAAGAATGGAAGTGTTTAGTTAGCGTTAAAATAAATGATGTTATTTTTCAATATTCTATTGATCGTTGGGAATAGTTTGACAACCAAAGATAGTATATATATACTGTTTTTGCTGGTCGTCAGCTAGCGAGTTTTTAATCATGCCGCTAGACGTAGAATGGGTTCCGCCTGCTTTTATGTTGGTCACTAGCGGCCTCTGATTAAAATTAATGATCCATCCTGTTAAGAGCGGGTTTAAATTAAATGAAAACTCATTACGGATTCACAGACGAAGCCTACAAAGCTTTGTTGAAAAGCGGCGTAACTGAAAAAGATTTGTACAAATCTATCGTTTTATTCGATCCTGAAAAAAGCGGTGAACCTATGTCGCAAGTCAACCTTTTTTATTATGTTGACGAAAAAGGCAACTTCAACGACCCGCCACATAATATCGCACACAAGAAAATCGCCAAAGCTTTATTTGAGCGTTTGCCGATTAAAGAAAAAATTGCCGTGTCTGAATATTTGGAAAGTTGGGAGAATGGTTTTGATGACAATAACGACTAACCCAATAGGCGAACGCGCTTTATGTTTGCAGCTATACGGAATTGCTGGCCACAAAAGCGTTCAACATATTATTCTGCACTTAAGAGCTTTAGACGAGGCTATCATAATAGCCAATAAAACCACAATGGTCACAATTGATTCTTTTTCTTCATTGACTGAAGAATTATCAAAATTAGATAGTCAGAAAATAGAAACCCCAAAACACAAAATGCCATTTTGGACTAATGATTGGAGAAGAAAATAATGCCATACGCATATTGCAAAGATTGTGGTGCCGAACTTGTAGAACCTTCTCTAATCGAGATGATTCGCAAGAAAAGAACTTGCCCCTTGGTGCGACTATGAGACCGAGCACCATTGCGGCGAACAGGAAGAAGGAATACTAGAAATTCTTAAAAAAGTAGAATTTTTAGAAAATAGATTGACAGAAGTAGAAGCAAAATGGAACAAATTAATTTCTGCTAATCGTAAGCCTAAAGGCTCTCAAAATGACAAACACTGAACAACTTAAAAACGAATTATCTCAAGAAAGTTTTTATAAAATAAAAACAATGGAGAAGATAAACACTATCCAAGATTACTATGGATACAATCGCACCCAAGCATCTAATTATTTTGATCGTAGAAAAAACGAATTCAGAATTGATCGGCTTAAAAAGATTTCATTAAGAAAATTAAAAATTATTCAAAAAGATGATCCTAATAAAAACATTATCGAAAATTTAGAATCTAAAGTTTTTATTCTTTTAGAAATTGTAAATGATTTAGTCGGTGAACTTTAATGGTTGATATAAGCCACGGTAGCCAGCTTAGAAAAGTTCAACTTTTGCACCAAGCAATTGCACAAGAAAATAAAAATCTCTCAAAGCTTCAAATCGAAATTGATTTTTGCAAAAATGAAATAAAAGATTTAGAAGCGCGTTTAAAAATTGAATCCGATAAACTCATAAATGGAAATAATTTAAAATGATTTTAACAATACTTTCTTACATATTTATTTTTCTTCTTGGCTATTCCGTGGCGTTTTTTAGACATGGGAAGTTTTTGAAACAATGTGTAAAAATTATAGATGATTTGATTTTGCGCTCTAAAAAATCTGACACAAAAGCGTCTATTTTTGAAAGAGGTTTTAATCTTATCTGTGATTATAATCAGTCTCTTTTGAAGCAATTAAATTTACAATCAGAAATAATCAAAGAATTGCAAATTATCAATAAAAATCTACAAGGGTTAGAAGAAAATGGCAGAATCGAAAGTAAAAATCAGCATTGAGGCAATTTTACAAAAAGAAATTTCAGAAGTTGTTCAAAAGATTCATGATGATCATGGTTTGGTTGTTCACAGTGTTTCTTTTGAATGGGTTCATTTTATAGCGGCTAAAAGTAAAATAATTTCTTGCACTACTGAAAGCACTTTGAGGTTGTGAAATGAAAAAGACAGAAGATCAAAAAGAGTTTGAAAAATTCGCTGTTAAAAAATCAGAAGAAATAAGAACAGAGTTCGGCTATCTTCCAAAGCTTGATTTTAGAAGAGAACCAAACAACGAATACGGCCTCCCAGAAGTAAAACTAGCTTTTTCCTGCTGGGTGGAATCTAAACGAATTCAACGCGAACACGCAAAGGGTTAAAATATGATAGATTTATTTAGAAAATTTTTCGCTTTCTGTGTTTTTGTTTTCATTTTCTGGCTGGCCGTTTCTATATTTGAAAAGCGCACATATATGCACGGTTGCACACGAGACATGAAAGACTACGAATGTTTGTTAATGTGGAGACAAAAATGAAAAAGGCACCTATTGATCTATTAAAAAGTTTTTTAGAAAATGGTTCATTTTACAATAGCGCTATTGAATTAAATTCACATCTTGAAAATTTTGTTTCTGGCGAAGATACCAAAAAAGCGATTGAGCGATTAATCGCAATCAATAAAGAGTGGCAAGATTTATTTGAACCTATTGATAAATTAGTGCGCCCGCTAACGCCGCTCGGTGGTTCGGTTGCTGAAAAAGCTTTTCAAATTTTAGAAAAGGCATTAAATCGCGAGCCTCCCCTTGATGCCCGAACGTTTGAAGATTTGGTTTATGGTCGGCCAGCAGTGGTTGTGCCTTCTGATTATACACCAGTTAAAACTGAAACTATTCAATGGCTGCTTGGCGAAGAAGGTGATTTTACTTGCCCTACATCACAGTATTTTCGCGGCAAGCCAGCGCCTTATTTCTGGCGGTCACACTTGCGCAACGCCATGCTATCCACCCCTACGCCAAGTGCTGAATATCCAGATAGCGCAATATTTAATAGACCTGAATTATATAAACACATTGTAAATGAATTAACATCAAGGGTGCCTATTGTCGAGCAGCCCGATAGCGCAGCGCCTAAAATAACGGATGCTGAGATAAATGACATAACGTTAGACACTTTGGGTAAATGGCCTTCATTCGAAGCACAGAGCTGGGCGTGTAAAGTTGTCCATCGAGTCTTTGCTAAGCAGCCTACTGAACAACCCCAGCGTATAACCGAGCAAGATGTGCGTGAGATAATTTTAGAATTTACAGATTCATTGGCAGCTTATGCAAGAGTTTCGCAGGAAGTTTGTAGCGATTTTTTACGCACTGCCAAAGGTCACGCCCTACTCGCCAAACTAAACGAGCACCGTGAGGCTAACGAGCACAATTTAAATCATATCGAGCTAATCAAAGCAAAAAAAAATTCATTTATGAATTGTTCTTTATGTGGCTTTTCTGAAACAGAGGCGGTTTTAGTTAGGTCTAAGCTTTGTTCTGTTTTTATTTGTAAAAAATGCTCTTGCGCAGTCTGCTATGAGTTTGAATCAGCAGCCAAATGCGAAGGTAAAACCAATGGCTAAA